AGCCCGTAACCCCGATGTGACCGGGTATGCGGCCGTCGCCATGGCGCGAGCCCAGCTTGAAGAGGCTGAGCGCGGCGCCGCCCCTGAAGACGCCCTGTTCGTGAATGCGTGGGACGCTGCGCAGGCCCGCATGGATCGGCTGGAGCTGGAAGTGGCCACCGGCAAGCCCAAGGGCGTCCAGACCGGCTTGTCGTCGATCGACAAGCGCCTGGGCGGACTTCTGCCTGGATCGGTGATCGTCATGGCTGGGCGCCCCGGCATGGGCAAGACGGCGCTGCTGGGCAACGTCCTCTACGGCGCCGCCCTGCGGAACCCGGAGAAGCTGTTCGCCGGCTTCTCTTTGGAGATGGACACCGACCAGCTGAACGACCGCGCCTTGTCGCGCCTGACGGTCGATGAAGACCAGCCCGTCAGCTTCTCCGACATTGCCAAGGTCCAGCCTCTGACGAGCTTTGACCTGCAAGCCCTTCATCGCGCGAAACAATCCATTCCCAAGAACCTCTGGCTCCGTGACCGCGCCGGTGTGTCCGTCGAGGATGTCAGCCGCGCGGTCTGGGCCATGAAGCGCCGCGGCGATCTGGCGGCCATCGGCATCGACTATCTTCAGCTGATGCGCCGCCCGGCCCTCGCCGGACGCAACGAGGCCAGCGCCATTGCCGAGATGACCGGCGCCCTGAAGACCCTGGCCCGCGAAGCGAAGATCACGATCATCCTGCTGAGCCAGTTGAACCGCTCCGTCGAGAGCCGGGACGACAAGCGGCCGATGCTGTCCGACCTTCGGGAATCCGGCTCCATCGAGCAGGACGCCGACGCCGTCCTCTTCCCCTTCCGCGAAGTCTACTACCTCCAGAAGGCCGAGCCGAAGGCGCACACCGACGCCCACCTGGAGTGGGAAATGGAGGTCGCCGGCCTGCGCACGCGCATGGACGTGATCATCGCCAAGAACCGCCATGGGTCCGAGGGCAGCGAGCCCCAGGACTATCGGGCCGAGATCGACCTCATCACCAATACGGAGCGCACCTGATGAAGAAGGGTCAGAACTTCTATCGGCGCGATCCGTCCAAGGCGCTGTCCGGCATGATCGGCCTGACCCTGGAAGAGCGGGGCGTCTACAACACCGTCCTCGACCTGCTCTACAGCACCTGGCGCCCCCTTGAGGATGATCGCGCCTTCCTGGCCAACTGGTGCGGCTGCGCGGTTCAGAAGCTGAACCCCATCGTGCGCCGGCTGATTGAGAAAGGCCGCTTGATCACCTTCGAAGAAGGCGGGCGCGCCTACTTGTCGGATGAGGCCTTCGAAGCCGAGCGATCGGCTGTGAAAGGTGCTGCCGAAACCCGTTCGGGGCGCGCTCAGGTCGGGGAGAAGTCAGGAGAAGTCGGAGAGAAGTCGGCAGGTGTCGAACAGAACCCCGGAGTTCTATCCCCATCGGATGAGGAAAAACAACGACTTGCCGCCCTAGAGAAGAATAGAGAAGAGAAGAAAGACCCCCCTACCCCCCAAGGGGGGCGCCGCAAGCCCAAGCGGTCGATCCCTGATGGCTTCCCCGAACAGCCTCTCATCGACGAGCAGCAGGCCAAGGCCCGAGCAGCGGGGGCCAACATCGACATCGCCAACCAGGCCGAGCGGTTCAGGAACTGGTCGATCAGCAAGGACAGCCGGTATGCCGACTGGCCTGCGACGTGGCGGAACTGGTGCGATCGAGCGATCCGCGATGCTCCGAAGACCGCCGTCGCCTCGCTGGCCCAGCGCCAAGCCCAGGCCCAGCCCGCCGACGAGCGCTGGCGCCGCTGGATCCGCGAGTACCGGCAGAACCGCTACTGGCCCAAGGACGACGCCGGCCCGGCCCCTGGCGCGCCCGGCTGCCGCGTCCCGCAAGCCATTCTCGCCGAGTTCGGGTTCAGCCCGGCTGCGGCAAACGACACCCCCAAGCCTGACCTGTTCGGAAAAGGAGCGGCGGCATGAGTGATCCCGATACAGCAACCGTCGTCGCGCTACACGGCGAGCCTTCAAGCCTTGCGTTTCGGCAGCGCATCGCGGTCGACATCGTCGGGTCGGTCGAGCGCTTTGAAGCAGCGGGGGACGTTCCGACGGGCGCCGTCTGGGTCGTGTTCGACGACAACGGGGCGTTCCGCACCGGATGGTCCGCCGAACAATCCGCCCTGCCCTCCACAGCGATCATCGGCATGGCTATTGCCGCCCTCACCAGGAACGACCAATGAGCAAGCAGTCCAAAGCCAAGGCGAAGCTCCGCAAGGGCCGCTACGCCAAGCCGTCCCCGCCTCGGATGATCGGGGCGAACGACAACCACCCCGCGGCGGTGAACGACAATGCAGCGCCGGTGACGATCCGGGGTGTTCGGTTGACCCAAGGCCAGGCCTATCGGTTCGCCAAGGCCCAGGACGATCTGACCAGCGAGAGCCTGGAGACGCGCCGCGCCGGCCACCGCGCCCTGGAACTGCTGGACGCCGAGTTGGGCGCCAAGGTGCTGGCGGACAATGTCGGTGACGCCCTGGAAGAGCGCCGAGGCCTGGAAGCCCTGCGCGGCATCATCATCGACAAGTCAAACGTCGAAGGCGCCGTCGGTGCGCCGCGCATCGCCCGCGATGGCCTGGAAACTCTTCTGACCGCCAACTCCATCAGCCGGACCCAGCACGCCGCCGGCCTGCTCTACCGCGCCGACTATGAGCGGATCGACCCGGAGAAGATGCTGACCCCGCCCCAGCTGGACCCGGAGAAGTTGAACGTCGTGCGAGGTGGCGACGGCTGGGACCACAAGCGCCGGGAGATCGAGGAACGGGTCTTCGGCATCCACCTCATGATCTGCGGCGTCGATGCGCCGACGGAGACGGAGCGGAGGGCCCTGCCTCGACTGCTGGCCAATCACCCGGCCATGCGGGCGATCCATGCCCTGGTCGAGATTGCGGGAAAGGGAGCAAATCTCGGCGACATGACGACCAGTGGATCGGTGAAGGCGCGCATCCGAGAGGACTTGATTTTCGCGCTGGACGCGTGCGCTATCAGCTACGGATTGGAGTGATCATGACTACACGCACCTACGGCTTCGCCCTGCCCCTCAAATATGATGACGTGAAACCGGGCATGCTGATTTCCGCAATGTACGGAACGCGGCACATCATCGGTCTAGCGTTCTCCGACGAGCGCGAAATGCTAGTCGCCGTATTTGACGACGGGGCCGAGTCTGACCCGAGGCCGCCGTATGTCATCGATCTCTCAGACGTTCATACGACGCTGACGCAAATCCCTGGTGATCGCGAGTTTGAGCCTGCCGACGCCTACTCGTTCGATCTCCTTCCGCAACGAAAATCGTTCGTCGAAGGCTTCTTCATCACTGGTAATGGCCGGGTCGGCTTAGCTGTTACATACAATCGCTTCGGCACGAAGAAGTACGTCCAGCTTGATTTCGACACCGGCGAAGGAACCGTTCACGGCGGTGTTCTGGCGGTCTTGCCTCCAGCGAGACTCTTCGTTGTTCAGCCTGGAAGAGAGCAGCGCCGTGAGGTGATAGCTAAACAAGGCGATTGACACCGGAACGGTAATCGCGGACACACGCCAAGAGCGCAAGACGCGCCCGATCAGCCCCGACCCGCAACGGCCGGGGCTTTTTCGTGCCCTGAACCCCTCCATGTGCGGCGCTTCGGCAATGGCTGGCTGGTGGTGAAGCGGCCTGAAAACACTGACCTGGAGGGCCGATGCCTGTCCTCGAGAACCCCCGGCATGAACGCTTCGCCCAGGCCCTAGCCAAGGGGGAAACCGCGACCGCCGCCTATGAACAGGCCGGGTATGAGCCGAACGACGGCAACGCCACCCGCCTGAAAGGAAATGACAGGATTGAGGCCCGTGTCGCCGAAATCCTTGAGCGCGCCGCCATGCGAGCCGAAATCACGGTCGCTGGTATCTCGGAACGCCTGCTCATGATCGCTGAGAAAGGCGAGAAGCTTGCCGAGGCGTCCGGCCTGTCCGTCGCCCGCGCCTCGCTGATGGACGTAGCAAAGCTGAACGGCCTCGTTGTCGATCGGAAAGAGCTGGCGGGCCGGAACGGCGGGCCCATCGAGTACGCGAACCTCACCGAGGATGAAGTGAATGCTCGCATCGCCGCGCTTGAAGCCGGTGACGGCGAACCTGAGCCTGCCGGAGAAGCGTGAGTATCTAGCCCTCCTTGAGCAGCGGGCGCGCCTGAAGCGAGAGCGTGAAGAGCGGGAACGGATCGAAGCCGAGGCCGGTGGCTGGGAAGCTGAAAAGGCGAGGTGCGCCGCCGACCCGCTGTATTGGTTCGACAAGTACGCCTGGACCTATGACCCGCGTCTCGTCGGCAAGCCGGGAGGCGCCTTCGTCAGGTTCATCCTCTGGCCGAAGCAGCGCGAGTTCATCACGTGGCTGCTGGCTCGCGTCGAGGCCGGCGAAGAGGGCCTGGGGGAGAAGAGCCGGGACGTCGGGGTCACCTACCTGTGCGGCGGCTTCGCGCTCTGGGCTTGGCTGTTCCGGCCCGGCTTCAAGTCCACCTTCGGCAGCCGAAAAGTCGATTTCGTCGACAAGAAGGACGACCCCGACAGCATCTTCGCCAAGATCCGGATCATGCTGTACCGCCAGCCGGCGCAGTTCATGCCGGAGGGCTTCAACCGCAACAACCACGACAACTACATGCGGATCACCAATCCGGAGACGGGTTCGGTCATCACGGGTGAAGGCGGCGAGGACATGGGCCGGGGCGGCCGCTCCTCCATGTACGTGGTCGATGAGGCGGCCTTCGTCGCCAACGCCGAAACGGTCGAGAAGTCCCTGTCCGGCAACACCGACTGCGTAATCTGGGTTTCGTCGGTCAACGGCATGGGCAACCTCTTCGCCCGCAAGCGCCACTCAATCCTCAAGCCTCATCAAATCTTCCGGCTTCACTGGCGAGACGACCCGCGCAAGACGCAGGAATGGGCCGACGCCAAGCAGGCCAGCTTCTCCGACCCAACGACCTGGGCCTCGGAATACGACATCGACTACAGCGCGTCGGTCGAGGGCATCTGCATCCCTGCCATCTGGGTAGAGAGCGCGAAGCGGCTGGCGGCGCTGGAGCCTCGGCTGCGGCCCTCGAATGCAATCCGCCTCGGGCTGGACGTGGGTGCCGGAAAGTCGAAGTCCGTCACCATTCCGAAGGCTGGCCCCGTCGTTCACGTCCCCAGGTCGCGCGGTCAGCCTGACACGACCGGAACGGCGCACTGGGCGCTCGACATTGCGCGAGAGCTTGGCGCCACTGAACTGAACTTCGATGCCCCAGGCGTTGGCGCCGGTGTCTCATCTACGCTGACCCACAACGAGGTCGCTGGCCTGAAGGTCTCGCCGATCAACACCGGCCTGCCGCCGACCGACCGCATCTGGCCCGACAAGCGGACATCCGCAGAGATGTTCGGCAACTCCAAGGCTGAGATCTGGTGGCTCTGCCGCACCGACCTACAGCGCACACACGAACACGTCGCCTTCCTTGAGGGCCGCGAAGGTGGCGTCGAGCATCCAGTCACCGATCTTCTGGCCCTGCCATCCGGCGACAAGGAAAGCGACACCCTCTGCCTCCAGCTCTCTCTGGTGAAGTGGGGCCGCAACGAGAAGGGCAAGATCGTGATCGAGACGAAAGAAGCCCTCAAACGACGCGGCATTGCCTCGCCTGACTACGCCGATGCGCTGATGCTTAACTACGTGGACCCGCCAACCGCGCCGACGGTCACGGTATGGCTGAAAAGCCGGAACCGATCATGAGCGTCGTCCACTACCTGGCAAATCGGGCCCAGAGGACATTTCAATCGCTCCTTCCCGGCGGATGGGCGACACCCTACGCCAAGCACAACCACGCTGCCGACTTCGGCTATCCCGATCAGGTCAGCTTCGAGCTTGCCTTTGACGCCTACTGCCGCAACCCGCTCGCCAGGGCTGCCGTGGACAAGACCATCGGCAAGACCTGGGAAGATCATCCCTATCTTCAGGAGTTCCAGCGCGACGGCACTGAAGGTGGCGACCAGGGCGAGACCGGCCTTGAGGCCGACATCCGTCAGCGCTTTGCCGATCTGCGCATCTGGCAACACCTTGCCGAGTGCGATCGCCGTAGCCTGGTCGGCTGCTACTCCGGACTGATCCTGCGCTTCGCCGACAGCAAGGCGTTCAAGGAGCCCGTCGAGACGGTTCCAGGCGGCCTCATGGGTCTCGTCGAGGTCATCCCGGCTTGGGAAGGCCAGCTGACCGTCCCCACCTGGGACACCAACGCGAAGTCCGAGGGCTATGGCCAGCCGACTATGTTCAGCTTCGCGGAGTCGGCCGTTGGCCAGCAGAAACAGCCGCGCACCTTCGAAATCCACCCCGACCGGGTGATCGTCTGGTCGCGCGATGGCACCTTGAACGGACGTTCCGCCTTAGAGCCCGGCTATAATGCCCTGCTCGACATGGAGAAGATCCGGGGCGGCGGCGGCGAGGGCTTCTGGAAGAACGCCAAGTCTGGCCTGGCCCTAGAGATCGACAAGGACGTGAAGCTCTCCGACGTAGCGGCTGCGCAGGGCATTTCTGCTCAGGAGTTTGTCGACCAACTCGATGACCAAGTCGGCGACCTGAACCGGGGCTTTGACAAATCACTGCTGCTGCAAGGCATCAAGGCGACGCCGATGCAGGTCAACCTGCCCTCGCCCGAGCACTTCTTCGCCGTGGCGGCGCAATCGTTCGCGGCGTCGTGGTCGATCCCCATGAAGGTGCTGATCGGCTCCCAGACCGGAGAGCGCGCCTCGACTGAGGACAGCGAAGAGTGGGCCAAGGTCAACATGGGCCGCCGGACCAACCAAGCCGTTCCCGCCATCATGACCTTCGTGAACCGCCTGGAGCGGGTGAAGGTGCTGCCGCAGAAGGATTGGTTCCTGAGCTGGACCGACCTGACCGAAAGCTCGATGGGCGAGAAGATCGACCGGGCCGTGAAGATGGCCGACGTCAACTCCAAGCAGCCCTCCGGCGAGATCGTCTTCACCGGCGACGACATCCGCGCCGTGGTGGGCATGGAGCCGCTGAGCGACGCTGAACGGTTCCGCGACGAGGCCGACCCCGCCGAAGAGCAGGATGCCTTGGACTTGCCTCAGACCGAAGACGAGCCGGCTCCGGCCGCCTGACCCATCCACAATCGAAGGAGGCCCGCGTGCATCAGCCCGCAGCGCCGACGCGCGCCTTCCTGGTCAACAAGGGCCTGACGGCCGGTGATCAGGTCCGCGTCAACATCCGCACCCTGGCCAACTCGGCTGCGATCAAGCGCGAGAAGCGTAACGGCCGCGACGTGATCATCGTCCCCTCGGCGACCCTGCCCGACGACGTCGTCATGAACGACATCCTCTACCCGGCCGCCGAGATCGCGAAGTCGTTCAAGACCTTGGAGCGGACACCTGCCCCGCTGGGTCACCCTTCGGTCAACGGCAAGTTCCTGTCGGCCCGCGACCCCGAAGGCCTCAACCAAGGCTGGATCGGCGCCTGGAATGAGAACGTGCGCCAAGAAGGCGGCCGCGTCCTGCTGGACAAGGTGATCGACGTCGAGCGCGCCAACCAATCCGAGGGCGGCAAGCGCGTGCTGGCGGCCATCGACGCCGGAGACCCGGTCCACACCTCGACGGGCCTTCTGGCCATCATGGACGCCGCCAACGGCGACGTTCCCTACAAGTTCACCGCTCGCGACATCGAGTTCGACCACGACGCCATCCTTCTGGACGAAGACGGCGCCGCCACTCCCGACCAGGGCGTGGGCATGATGGTCAACTCGGCGGGCAAAGAGATCCAGGTCGTCAACTCGGTCTTCAGCGATGAGGCCGAGCGCGAGCTTGGATGGGCGGTCGAAAGCGCCGTCCGCGCCATCGAGAAGGTCCGAAAGGCCTCCCTGATGGAGCGCGTTAAAGCAGCCCTTATCGAGGCCCTTTCCGGCTCCGAGCGGGACCAACCCTCCACCAACACATCGAAAGACGAGGAAGACATGGACAAGGTCCAGTTTGACGCGCTTTCCCAGAAGGTTGACGCCCTCTCGGAGAGCATGAAGCCCGATGCCCTGGCTACAGCCATCGGCAACGCGGTCGCGGCGGCGATGAAGCCGATCAACGACCAGCTGGAGGCCCAGGCCAACAGCGCCAAGGCGACGGAAGAAGCGGAGCTCAAGACGCTTCGCGAGAAAATCGTCGCCGGCAACATCATGGATGAGGCCGCCGCCGGCGAACTCACCCTGAACGCCGCCCGTGCCCTGGCCCCCAAGGCCGAGCCGGGCAAGGCCGCCCCGATCGCGCCCGGCTTCAAGCTGCCGGGCGCCAACGCCGCCAAGCCCGCCTTCAAGGCCCCGGCCGCCCAGAAGACGGAGGCCTGATCACATGCCCCGCTTCAACAAGATCTACGCCGGCCCCGTCACCGAGGTCACGCCTCAGGTCCAGGAGCGCATCTGCGCTGCGGCGGTCCTGCCCGGCATCGCCCTGGTGGAGTCCGGTTCGGCCTTCGCCATCGCCGGCGCCAACAGCGGCGACAAGCTCTACATCGCGCAGGACAACTATCTGGCGCTGAAGGGCACCGACGACGCCTGGCCCGCCGGCGACACCGTCATCGGCATGGAAGCGCTGGACGAGCAGTTCTTCAACGTCCGCGTCCCAACCGGCACCAACGTCGCTCGCGGCGCTGAACTGACCACCAGCGCGGCCGGCAAGTTCGTCCTCGCCACCACGGGCCAGAACGTCGCCTTCGTCGCCGAAGAGGCCTTCAACAACAACACCGGTTCTGACCAGCTTGTGCGTGCGCGCAAAGCCGGCCGGAACGTGGTCGCCGCCTAAGGAGGGCGAACATGCGCTATTTCGACGAACAGCTCGTCGCCAACTCCCGTCCGCACCAGCAATGGTGGGGCGAACTGAGCGTGGCGCGCGAACACTTCCACCGGGTCGAAGACCAGCACGCCGCCCTCTATGGCGAGATGTCGGGCGTCACCAACGCCTCGGCCGTCCTGCCGCGCGACGCCTGGCTAGAGCTGGACACCATCACCACCCGCGTCATGCGGGATGATGGCGGCAGCGTCTTCATGGCTGACCTGATGCCGCTGGCCAAGCCGGTGAACATTGGCAAGCTGGTCCACATGACCCGCACCGCCTCGGACACCGCCAACCCGGTGTTCCGCTCGCTGTCGGGCCAGGTGCCGGTCGCCATGGACAAGACGGTCTACAACTACGCCGGCACCGTCGTTCCGATCTTCGCCGACGGCTACGGCCGCGAATGGCGGGAGTGGAACACCCTGCAGTCCGAAAACTTCGACGCCCTGGCTGACGATCAGGAAGGTTCGGTCGACAAGCTGAACCGCGACATGGCCAGCTATGCCCTCGACGGCGACACCGCCATCAAATTCCAGGGCTACACCGGCTACGGCATCCGCACGTCGCCACTGACCAAGCTGATCAACATCGGCGCGGGCGGGGCGAACATCGACCTGACCACGGCGACCCCGGATCAGCTGGAAGCGTTCTTCGTCGGGCCCTTCGGCGCGATGCTGGACGCCAATCTGATCACCGAGGCGGTCAACCTCTACATCAGCCCCGACATCGCCCGCGCCTGGGATCGTTCCTATTCGAACGCCCAGGGCTTCAAGCAAGGCACCATCCGCGAGTTCGTCGCTCGCAACCGTCGCATCAACAAGATCGAGGTGACGTGGCGCCTGACAGGCAACCAGTTCTTTGGCTTCGTGCCGAACGCCCGTTACATCCGCCCGATCATCGGCATGGCCGTGAACACCACGGCGATGACGCGCCTGAACCCGACGGACAACTACCAGTTCCTGAACATGGGCGCGATGGGGCTGGAGATCCGCGGCGACTACAACGGCAAGTCAGGCGTCTTCGCCTCGACCACGGTCTAACCCGGCGGGGCCTGGCTCCGGCTGGGCCCTTCCCTCACTGCGAGGAAAGGAGCGCTCCATGCGCATTCGCATCACCGCCGGCGGCATCTACGATGGCGAAGGCAAGGAAATTCCGGTCGGCACCGAACTCGATGTCGCCGACTTCGACGTCAACGACGAGGGCCAGCCGGTCGAGCCCCACCCCTGGGGCGGCCGGTTCGTCGCGATCGGCGGCGGCAAGAAGGGCAAGAAGGGCGTCACCAACGACGGTGCCCTGAAGGCCGAGCATCACGGCGGCGGCAAGTTCAACATCACGCAGGGCGAACAGGTGCTGCTGGAAGGCATCTCGAAGGCCGACGCCGATGCGTTCAATGCCCTGTCCGACGAGGACAAGCAGGCGTTCGTCGCCTCGCAGGCCAAGGCCTAAGACGTGGCGGGCTACGAACACTTCTGACTGATTGTGGTAAGAAGACGAGCCCGCCCGGTGTTGACGCACCATGGCGGGCTCTAACCACCATCACCTGTTAGGAGGTTCCGATGGCTGACCGACGCATATGCGCGGTAGAGACCTGCGACAAGGCCCCCGTGACGAGAGGCTGGTGCAGCGGGCACTATCACCGCTGGCAACGATACGGCGATCCAACTGGCGGGTCGCAGTTCACGGACAACAGCGGCTCATGCAGCGTCGAAAGCTGCGGTGCACCAGCGAAATCGCGCGGCCTCTGTTCAAACCACTACTATCATCTTCGGGCTCACGGAGATCCGCTCAAGGATGCGCCGCCTCGAAAGAGCCAACCTTACAACTGGCTGGTTGAGCACGCTCATCATCAGGATGGCCAGGCCTGTCTCTTCTGGCCTTTCGCTCGCTCCGCAGGCGGACGGCCCTCGATCAACATCAGCGGAAAGACACGGATCGCTCATCGCGAAATGTGCCGCCTCGCTCACGGCGAACCGCCAGCGCCCGATTATCAGGCGGCTCACTCCTGCGGTCGCGGCGTCGATGGCTGCCTGAACCCGAACCACCTGCGCTGGGCCACAGCCGAAGAGAACGAAGCCGACAAGCTGCTCCACGGCACGTCCAATCGGGGTGAGCGGCACGGCATGGTAAAACTGACCGAAGATGAAGTCAGAGCGGTTCGCGCTCTCAAGGGCAAAGTGAGCCAACGAGCGGCAGCGAAAGCCTTGGGCTACACACGCGGCGTCGTCTGCGACATCTGGACCGGCAGAACTTGGGGATGGCTGGAATGAGCGGTTATGGGTCTGACCAAGGGTTCACCGAGTGGGCAGCCGAGAACGGCTATTCCACTTCGACCGGAGACCTGACCGTAGCCCAGCTACGCCAGCGGGCCAGCGACTACCTCGACGGCCTCTATGGGGCCCGGTTCCGCGGCGAGCCGGCCGGAGGTATCGACCAAGAGCGCGCCTGGCCCCGCATCAACGCGCTGGCGTGGAAGACACCCGTCGCCGCCGACGTGGTCCCGCGCAACGTCATCATCGCCAGCTATCACGCGGCCATCCAGGAAGCGTTGAAGCCCGGTTCGCTCTCGATCTCCGCAGCCAACTCCGGCGCCCTGAAGCGCAAGAAGGTGGACGTGATCGAAAAGGAATACTTCGAGGGCAGTGGGAACGCCGTCACCGACAACACGCTGCGGCTGAGCGCTGTTGAAGGCCTGCTCGCCCCGTTTCTCACACACGAAACCACTTCGGCAGGCCTCGGCCTATGGGCGGTTGGCTGACATGCTGTCCTGTGCGAATGTCCCGGATGTGACCCGCCGCATCGACAACGATGATCCCAGTTTGACCGCGCCCGATATGGCGGCGCGGATGGCGACTGAGACACTGATGGACATCGTCGGCTCGGCCGACCTGCTCCAGAAGTCGATCATCCACGACAACCCTATCGAGCAGCAGCAGAAGATCATCGAAGTCGCCCGCGCTCAGTTTGAGGCTTATCTCGACCTGATGATGGAAGCAGCGCGCCACGCCAGGGCTCTCAAGCCCTAAACCCCATGGCCAGGCGTCCGTCTCAGAAACGGCTCTTCCGGGAGCTGGCGGCTCGCTATGGCCAAGAGGTTGCCCTGGCTTTTATGGCGGCCGTCCGGGACATCACTCGTCAGGTCGAAGTCCAGAAGCTGATCCTGGCCCTAGATCGCCGCGATCTAGACGCCGCCATGCAGGCCCTGCACATCGACCGGGCCGCGTTCCAGCCCCTGGAAGCGAAGCTGGTCGAAGCCTTCACCGCTGGGGGCCAAGGCGCTGTCGCATCCATGCCGGCCGCTGTGTCCGTCGGCTTCCGCTTCGATCCAGGTAATCAGCGCGCCGCCGCGATCATCCGCGAGATGGCCGGCACGCTT